CTTAAATGGTATTCAATTTATTAATAATGGCGGTAGCGCCGAACTCAACATTAGCTATTACGCTTAAGGGTGATATATGAACATTTCTAGTGACACTGGCGGTATTGATTCTAGTGCATTTCTTGACTATATTGCCAAACAGTTCCCATCCGATTTAGCTCAAATGGTCGCTTTACGCGACGAATTGGCAAAACGTCAAGGTGCTATTAGCGCTGTTGATGATGCAAATAAAAAGCTTGCGGATGCTGATGTCTATGCACAAAACATCAAAGCTCAAGCTGATGCGCTTTTGGCAACTGCTAAAACTGCTAGCGCCGATTCGCAAGATAAACAAGCACTATTAGATGCCCGTGAAAAAGACTTAACTGCGCTTGAAAATCAAGCTGTTGCTGATAGCGCTGCTACTGCTAAAGATGTAGCGGCTAAAGAAGCTTCATTGACTGTGCGTGAAGATGGTCTAGCTCAAGCTCAAGCAGAATTAATTGCTGGTCAAGCTAAACTCGCTTCAGATCAAAGCGCGCTTGATGCAAGAGTTAAAGCTTTACAAGATAAGATAGCTTCGATTAATATTTAATAAATAAAACTGTACTGGTGCAGATCACCAGGGTTTCTAAGGAAACATCGAAATGGACGAAAGTCAAGAAGTAGTGCCAGCGGAAGTAACCGCGCCAGAGCAGGTGGCAACGGCTGCACCTGAAGCTGAAGAAGTAGCGCCGGAAGCAGTAGAGCCAGCAGCAGAAGCACCCAAGACCTTCTCACAAGAAGAACTTGATGCCGCTATTGGTAAACGACTTGCTAGAGAACAACGTAAGTGGGAAAGAGAACAGGCAGCTAGAGCCGTGGAAACACAAGCTCGAAAAGCCCCAGTAGAAATCCCGCCGATTGAGCAGTTTAATTCGCCTGACGAATATGCTGATGCTTTGGCAGAAAAGAAGGCAGAAGAATTGCTTGCTAGGCGTGAACAAGCTAGGATGCAGTCTGAGATCATTGAGTCTTATCACGACAAAGAAGAAGATGCGCGGATTAAATACGATGACTTTGAACAAGTTGCGTATAACCCCAAGCTTCCAATTACTGACGCGATGGCTCAAACGATTCAAGCTTCAGATGTTGGCCCCGACATGGCTTATTACCTAGGGTCTAATCCGAAAGAAGCCGATCGTATTTCACGTTTATCGCCACTCCAGCAGGCCAAAGAATTAGGGAAAATTGAGGCTAAATTAGCTGATAATCCCGTAGTAAAAAAGACTTCGAGCGCCCCAGCACCAATTGCTCCGATTACGGCGAGATCCACTGGATCTCCAGCAACAGACACAACGGATCCTCGTGCCATTAAAAGCATGACGACTTCAGAGTGGATTGAAGCTGACCGCCAACGTCAGATCAAGAAGTGGGAAGCGCAGAGAAACCGCTAACTATTTTTTAATTAGGACTTTATTATGTCAAATTCGATCTTAACCATCGACATGATCACAAGAAAAGCTCTCGAGATCCTTGAGAACAATCTTGTTATCACACGTAACGTAAACCGCCAATATGACGACTCTTTCGCTGTTGAAGGTGCCAAAATTGGTTCCACTCTCCGTATCCGCTTACCAGACCGCGCTTTGGTAACTGACGGTGCCGCCTTGCAAGTTCAAGACGACAACGAACAGTACACAACTTTGACTGTAGCGTCACAAAAGCACATTGGTGTTAACTTCACTTCTGCTGAATTGACAATGCAGTTAGATGACTTTGCAGAGCGTGTTTTAAAACCACGTATCTCTCAGTTGGCATCTTCTATTGATAACGATGTAGCAAACAGCTACAAAGCTATCTATCAGTCAGTTGGTACTCCTGGTACTACTCCTGCTACTTCTTTAGTCCTGTTGCAAGCTCAACAAAAACTAAACGAAGCTGCTGCTGTTATGTCCCCACGTTACGCTACTGTTAACCCAGCAGCCAACGCAGGTTTGGTTGAAGGTTTGAAAGGTCTGTTTAATCCTACAGATACAATTAGCCGTCAATTTAAGAATGGCATGATGGGTATGGGCGTATTGGGCTACGAAGAAATCAACATGAGCCAGTCTATTATTCAGCATACAACTGGTGTGACTCCAACTGCACCTATCGTAGCTACTACTGTGACTGCTCAAGGTTCTACTTCATTGGCAATCAGCTTTACAAGTGGTTCACCAACATTTAACGTAGGCGATGTATTTACTATCGGTAGCGTTTATGCTGTTAACCCACAAACCCGTCAATCAACTGGATCATTGCAACAGTTCGTTGTAACAGCGCCCGTTACTGTTTCTTCTGGCACAACTGCCACTTTGACAGTATCTCCAGCGATGTATACATCAACTAATGCTTTGGCAACTATTGATTCTTTCCCTGCTTCTAGCGCTGTATTAACTTTCCTTGGCGGTTCTGCAACTCAGTATGCACAAAACTTGATCTATCATAAAGATGCGATTACTTTTGCAACTGCTGACTTGTTGTTGCCACAAGGTGTTGACATGGCTTCACGTCAAGTTCACAACGGTATTTCTATGCGTGTTGTTCGCCAATACGATATTAATAATGACCGTTTACCTTGCCGTATTGACGTTCTATACGGTTACTCAGCCATTCGTCCAGCAATGGGCGTTCGGATGTGGGGTTAAACCTAAATGCTCCCGCGCAAGCGGGGGCTTTTTAAATCAATTTTTTAAGGAATTAATATCATGGCACTTCCAAACGGAGCAGGTGGCTATCAAGTTACCGATGGCAATTTATCAGAAGCAACTATTGGCGTTCAAGCAGCGCCAGTAACATACGCAGCAGCAGCATCACCTTTGTTATCTGCTGATTTGACTAACGGCATTATCTATTACACAGGCAGTGGTAATAACCTGCAATTACCTTTAGGTGTTGATTTAGATGCTGCTATTTCAAGTGCAAAAACCAATAGCTCTATTGATTTCAATATTATTGCTAATGGTGGTACAGCAACAATTACAACTAATACTGGTTGGACATTGATTGGTACTATCACGGTTCCTACTACCACTTCTGGCGCTTTCCGCGCTCGTAAGACCGGTACAGGCACTTGGACTTTATATCGCATCTCGTAATGTAATATCCCGCCCTTCGGGGCGGGTTTTTAAAAGGAAAAATCATGCCAAATACCAAAGCTATTGGCGTTGCGTATAGCGACCCTCAATTTGATAGTTTGACCGTTACGGGCGCAACTTCGTTGCAAACACTAACAACTACTGCTAGTAGTAGTACAAGTTTTAGCGGAACAACGGTTACTGCTACAGGAAATCTTGTAATTGCATCTGCTACTGTCGCCGCTGCTGGGTCAACTAATGCTGACGCTGCTGCAATCGCTGGTGGTTTTACATTGGTTACCGCAGCCGATGCAACTAAAGGCGTAATTCTTGCTGCCCCTGTTGCTGGTACTGTAGTCATCATTAAAAATGGTGATGTAGCAAACGCTGTTTTAAAAGTGTATCCTAATTCGGGCGCTTCTATTAATGCTTTAACTGCAACAACTGGTGCATATAGTATGGCTGCTAAAACCTCTATGGTTCTTGTAGCTTACAGTGCAACACAATGGTATACCGTACCGTTGGTAGCATCTTAATAAAAATAGGGGGCTTGTCCCCCTATCTAAATGGAAAAATAATGCCTATAATTTATTTAAAGCACCCTATTCATGGCACTAAAGTTGCTACAATAGACGCCGAAGCAGATTATGATGAAGCACAAGGTTGGAAACGCTACGATCTGAATACGCAATCAGAAAAAGTAGAAGAAATGGTAGAAGAATTGCTTGCGGCTCCTGTCAATACACTGGATGTAAAAAGACGTCGTAAAACCGCAGAGTAAGGAGTTGTTATGGCCACTACAGCCGCCGATCAGATAAATGGAGCATTACGCTTAATCGGGATGCTCGCCGAGGCTGAAACGCCTTCTGCTGCTACTGCCCAAGATGCCCTTAACGCTTTGAATCAAATGATTGATTCGTGGAATACTGAGCGTTTATCAACTTTTTCTACCCAAGATCAAGTATTTACTTGGCCTGTAAATACAATTCATAGAACATTAGGCCCTACAGGTGATTTTGTAGGTAATCGTCCTATTTTGTTAGATGATTCGACTTATTTTTTAGATCCTTCAAACGGTATTTCGTTTGGTATCAAGATTATTAACCAGCAACAATACGATGGTATTGCGGTTAAAACCGTGACTTCCACTTATCCACAAGTCATGTGGATTAACATGGATTACCCTAATATTGATATGTACGTGTACCCAGTGCCTACAAAAGCGTTACTTTGGCACTTTGTTTCAGTTACAGAGCTAACTAAGCCAGCTAGTCTTTCAACTACTTTGGCGTTTCCACCAGGCTATTTAAGAGCGTTTAAATACAATCTTGCTTGTGAAATCGCCAATGAGTTTGGTGTAGAGCCACCACCTAATGTGGCTCGTATTGCGATGACTTCTAAGCGCAACCTTAAAAGAATCAATAATCCTGACGACATTATGTCTTTGCCTTATAGCATTGTTGGCACACGTCAGCGCTTTAATATATTTGCCGGTAACTACTAATGCAGACGCCGATTTTAGGCCAAGCGTATGTAGCTCGTAGCGTTAATGCTGCGGATAACCGTATGGTCAATATGTTTCCAGAAGCCACACCTGAAGGTGGGCAAACTAGCGGTTTTCTTAACCGTACGCCAGGGCTTCGTCTTTTAGCAACTGTAGGTACTGGCCCAATTCGCGGTCTTTGGACTCACACTACTAATGGCGAAGATGCTTATGTAGCGTCTGGCACAGAATTCTATAAAATTTATCCTGATTATAGTTATGTTAAGTTGGGCGATATCTCAGGTACAAGCCCAGTATCTATTGCCGATAATGGCGTTCAAATAGCGATTGCGTGTAACCCTGATTTGTTTATTTATGATGAGCCAGCTAATACTTTTGTACAAGCCACAACACCAGCTGGCGCTAAAACCATATCCTATATTGATGGATATTTTGTTTATAATCAACCAGATTCGCAAATTCTTTGGGTTACAAACATTTTTGATGGCACGATTACTGATCCATTAGCTTTTGCAGCGGCAGAAAGTTCACCTGATAAAGTGATTGCCGTAATAACCAATAACCGTGAAGTGTGGGTATTTGGCGAAGGTACTACTGAGGTTTGGTATGACGCAGCAACTATTCCCTTTCCTTTAGCGCCCATTCAAGGAGCTTACAATGAAATTGGATGTGTGGCTGCCTTTTCTATTGCTAAACTTGATAATAGTATTTTTTGGCTTGGCACTGACCCACGCGGTTATGGCATTGTTTATCGTAACCAAGGCTATACTGGCAAACGTGTGTCAACTCATGCTATTGAATTTGCTATTCAACAATACGGCGATGTAACTAATGCAGTTGCGTATACATACCAACAAGAAGGTCATGCTTTTTATGTTTTAGTATTTCCTACTGTTGGAAAAACATGGGTATATGACGTATCTAC